TCTGTTCTTGTAACTAATAAAGGATTAAGTTCACCACTTGAAAAGTTAGTGTATGCAGTTCTAAGGACATTAGCCATTAGAATCCTCTAGTATTATATCTATTTGTAATAAATCTTTTTGTATTTAAGACTTTGTTTGTTTCTTCTTGGCTATCAGTATTCTTAGCAATTCTTATTTGTTGTTCTGCTAATGCACTAAACTGTTGTATCATAGCTGTATCTCTAGCTATAGAACCAGCAAATATAGAAGCTAGTTGATATTCTAATGCTAGTTTAAAGTATGCTGGAAACTCTGATTCATTCTGTCTAAATGTATAGTCAGCTATTAATTTACTATTAGATCCATAAGTATCACAGAAAACTTTGTCACCATACCTGGCATATTCAATAGGTATATCAGAAACAGTAATAGTATTTAATACAAGTAAGTCTGGTAATTGATAAGCAAAACTGTACCTACCAGTAGGTGCATCAGTTAATAAATCTAGTTGTCTTTGATCTGTAGCAAATCTCCATCTATGCCTAGATAATAAAGATGTAAGCATATTCTCATACATATTGGAAGCAACAAGTGCTTCTGTAGATCCATCATCAAAGGATGAGATAGGTTGTGCACCTATCATAATGATTGCTCTCGCACATATATCTACTTTTGTATCTGCCATTTTTTTTATAAGAGGGGGAATAACCCCCCTCCCTATGTTTATATATTACGCAAGTTTAGTAGTTGTTACTGTTGCTGCACCTGAAGCTGAACTTACAATAAGTAAGTCAGATTCTGCTGTACCAGCATTAGTAGCACATACTAAAATCATGTCGTTTTGTGAAAAGTTCTCTGCTGAAAGGTTAAAATAACCTGATCCAACAATAGCTGAAGTAGCATCACCATCTGTGTAATACCATAAGTTATTGCTGTCTCCCATTTGAGATACTTTCTTAACAGGGTTTGCTAAAGCATATGCCATGATTAAGCCTCTCTACATTTCTGCACTCTTACACCATCACCATCAATAAGAACAGATCCCATTGACATATATGATGTTGTTAAGTGTGCTACTTTTTCAGGTATATAGTTTACTTCAGTTCTTACATCTGAACCTACACCTAATCCTAAAGAAGATTTGTGGAAAGCGATAGTTTTTCTGTCGTTTGAACCATCAGTACTTAGTCCACTAAAACCCATCCACATAAATGTTAGCCATCTTTTTGCTGTCATTCCACCTTTGTATGGTAGGTCAGCTTCGCCAACATATTCTGCTCTGGAGAATTGATCTAAACCTAATAGGTCAGACCATTGTTTTGGTCCAACAACCCAATATCTTTGACCATCATCTGGAACATCATTGTTTCCAAAGATCTCAAATACATTTTGAGCTTTTCCTAAGTTCATTCCGTTACCAGTACCAGCAGAGTTATGTGCTAGAGTTGTAGCGTTAGCATCAAAATCATCAGTAATGATTGAATCAGTCTTACGACCTAATGCGTATGCAGCGTTTTGAGCTACTACATTTCTCTCATCAATGTTGACTTTTAGTTCGTCTAATTTGTCCACATAGTCAGCAGCATAAAAATCAGATAATGTTGCAGTTACATTAGAGTGCACAGAGTTCATAGCGACAACCTCAGCGTGTCTTGCTTTAGTTGAAGCAGAACCTTTTGCTACTTTTTGAAACTGAACAGTACTTCCTTTTACACTATTAACATTGCGAACTAGGTTCTTCATCTTTGAACCCATTCTTTGGTAAGCCATATGCACTTCTGCTTCGAACTGCTTTATAAAGGCTTGGTCTATAGTCGCACTCATAATAGTTTCCTTTCGAGTATTGTTAGTTAATAATCAAGTTGTCGTTATAAACTTTGCTAAGTTGTCCGTTAGGGCAAAGCTATGTTTACTTCGGCTTGTTCTTTGAGATATACTATATCTTTGTCATCTTTACAAGACCAGATGCAAGAAAAACATTGACATCACCATAAGTATATGTGCCATCAGTTTCTTTAGCATAAGATGCAAAGGTCTTTATATGTCTTTTATTTCTTGAATAAAGATAAGCTTCTGTAGTAATTAAGGCTGGTTTCAAGTTCTCCATGTCATTTGCAGAGCACCAAGAACTATCACCAACAGGATCTTCCCAATAAAATATATACTTTTTGTATGGAAACTTAGCCATACTTCTTTTGAAACATACCTTGTACTCTAGCTACATAAGCTGGATCTCGTCTTGCTTGATCCCAGTATCTAGGATCTTGCATCATAGCTCTAAGATCTCCTTCATCTAACTCTGCATCTACTACTGTATTTGCATTAGGCAATGGTTTTGCCTTGTTAAGATTCATTAGTTCTTCTATAGCTTGAACGCCTTCAGCAGTACTGGCAAGGTTAGCAATAGCATCATAGGAGTTAGGAGTAAGATATTTTCTACTCCACAAGTCAGCGGCTTCCACCCTCGTCTTAGCATTGTCGCCAAGCTTTGCCATTTCTTCTTGCATATTTGGTAAACCACTAATCTCATTATTAACAAAAGCCGATACTCCCTTGTCGAATATGTCCTGTGATAACCCATTATCTTTACAAATTTGTTGCCACTCTTGCATAAGAGGTTGTTCAGGGTTGACATCAATTTGTATATCTTCAGGTATTCCATCTGGTAATTTTATTTCATAAGATTCAGGAACGCCAGATCTTCTCTCGCCTTCCAGATCTTCTCGTATTTGTTTCGACAATTCATCAGTTCGCATTCCAAGCTTTGATTCCAAAGCCTTATAAGACGCACCCAATTCTTCAACTTTAATTTCATTTCTATCTGTATCCCAAAACTTAGTAGGAATATATTCAGGTATTTCTACACTAGAAGTGTTATTATCAGGTGTCTCCTGTGTTGTATCGACAATCGTTTCTTCTGTTTGTTGTACTTGTTCTTCGGACATTAAACCTCCTTGTTTGATTCTATCCTTTTTTTAATAATGAAATATAAATATCTCATTCCTTCTAAGTGCCTTAACTGATCGTTACTAATATCTCTACCAGCTACTGCATCTATTGTTATAGACTTTAAATAGTCTAATACTTTTATACCTAGTTCAGAACTAAATAACTTATCTACTTCTTGATTTAATCTGCTTTCGTTTTCAATAGTTCTATAAAATCCATCTATAGATAGTTGTGCACCTTTAGGTTTGTTCTGTAGGTTGCTCCAGCTCATTCATTCCCCCTTGTTGTTGTTGTTGTAATTGTTGCATCTGTTGCATTACTTGTTGCTGTTCAGCTGCATCTCTAATTAATTTTTCAGGTAGGTTCATTTTTTCTGCTAAGAATCTAGCTACTTCTTCTTGTTTAACAATTAAGTTTAAAACTTCAGGACCAAATGTTTGTCCAATAGTAGAATTAAATCTATTAACATCAGCAATATCTTGTTCGTTTTGTGCTCTTGATAATGGGGATTCAGGTATAATTTTAATCTCTTTATTATCAAGACTAGGTAATTGAATCCTACCTTGTTTCTTTAATATATAAATAACTCTTCTAATCAATGGGTTAATAAACTCTGATTGTAATCTACCAAATGAAGAACCGATTTGTCTTGACAAGTCTGCCATTCTCTCTGCTACTTCTGTAGCTGACATAGGTGTACCTTTTGTCGCACCTAATGTTTCCATATATAAAGCTTTACGAATATTAGCTCTCATATCATCTAGCACTAACTGTGCTACATCAAATCTACCAGCTCCATTAATAGGTTGTAATCCTCTTGATCCTGGTGCTACTGGTATAATAGTGCCTGGCACTAATTGTAAATTATCTGTATTAATAACTCCGTCATCTTCTACTTGATAGATACCAGATATATTCATCTGTGCATTTTCTAATATTAATTCTACAGTTAGGTTAGTGGTTTTAATTGCAGCCATTGCATTAAATACTGGTCCACGACCATACACTTCACCTGATGCTTTGTTCCATCTAAATGTAATAAATGGATTAGAACCTTGTCCTGTATACTGTTCTCTTTTAATAATTGATTCATTTTCTTTTAAACAAACAACATAATCATAAACTTCTTTATTAGGTTCTGAATAGTTTCTCATAGTACCTTCTATAAGAGTGCATTTATTATCAGGATCTTGCATTAATTTGTTTAATGTAATTTCATCTAAGTCAGCATCAGGATATAATACTTTAATATCTCCAAGCCTTACTAATCTTTTTCTATAAACACAATCAATTCTATTATCTGGTCCACTATTTAAAGTAATATGTGGTAAGGGAACTGCATTAAATATAATTGGATTTGTTGAAGGTCCTTCATTAACTAACATACATCCTGTACCAATAGCTAAATCCATAAATGCTTCATGTACTTCTTGATTAAAGTTTGAATTATGTAATACCTCAAATACATATTGAGTTATGTCATCTAGTTGTTGATCTACTTGTGGTGCTAGTTCTTCAGGTATTTCTATTCCTGATTTTAAATTTACCCATCTACTAAATGTAGGAGTAATACCAGCTTGTAGTCTTGATGCAAATTCTTGTATACCTACTACAGCAGTCTCATCAAATATTCTATCTGTTCTTTTTTGTCCTGGTTCTTCATCATAAAAACTTTCTCTGCCAGGCATTGTATATTCATAAGCTTCTTCAAATCTAGCTTTCCATTGTGTCTTTAAAATATCTGCTTGTGAAAATCTTTTAAGAAATTCTTTTGCACCTATCTCTTTATCCATAAGAGCAGATGATCTATTGTTATTATATTCTACCATTAATTACTAAAAGTATTCCCTATCGTACTTAATAAATTTCTACCTTTAGTCATTAAAAGTGAATCTCCAGTTTTAGAACCTAATCTTTTTCTTCTAGCTTTTTGTTCTTCACTTTCTTTAGTTGGACCAGTTATAGGAGTTCCTGAAGATGTTCCTGTTTTATTATTATTCATTAATCCTTGTGAACTAGGTGCAGTATAAAATCCTTTATTTTCTGTATTGGTTAAATAATTTGCATAAGGTTGTCTTGCTGAAAGTCCTATTATGCTAGGTATTAAAGGTACACCAGCTAATGATGTTATTGCACCAACAGCAGTTTTAAATTTTTGTTGTGAAGCATACATCTCTTTTGATAAAGGAGTTCTGTTTGCTCTTGCTTCTAGTGCTGACATTCTACTCATGTCTGTGTATGTACCATCAGCAGTTTTTGGATCATAAACAGTTCTTGTTTTACCCATAGCATCTGTTACTTGTCTTGCAGTAGCTAAACCTTGTGATGCTAAATATTCTCCTCTTGCTTCATTATAGGAAGCTCCATACATTTGATTTGATTTTGTTGACATATAACCATCATCAGTTTTTTCTATACCTAATTTTTTTCTTGCATAATCATCAGCTTTTTTACCTTGCACTACTGCATTAGTTTTAGCTGACTTATTAGACATTCCTCCTTTAGAAGAACTACTTGCTGATTGTTTAGCTCCCATTATGTTTGTTCACCTTCTGTATAAAATCCTCTACCACCAGCTCTACTAAACAATGATCTTGATCCTACTAATCCTCTATCTACTCTTGATTTATATTTTTTTTCTTTAGCTCTCATTTCAGCTTTTTCCTTTTCAGCTTTTTTCATTTCTTCAGCCATTTGTTTTTCAAGCTCTAATTCAGATTCTGATTTAGTATATTTCGGTGGATTTAATATTCCCATTGTTTACAACCTTTGTTCACTAAGTATTTATATAACTGATAGGGAGTTATAATCAACCTATTTATTCCTAATACTCTCATTATTACAGTTACGCAACTATTTTCTCTAAGCCATGCACCTTGAAATAACCTCCATTTATTTCTAAATAAAGGAGCTTTTAATATAGTTCCATTATTTTTAATAATAAAATCAATAACAATATGAGCTTCATCACTTGTTAATATCTTAACATCTAATCTTTTATGTATATGTTCTATAACAATCCATAGTTTTTTCTTAACATCATACCCTAATATAAAACAATGACCCATTCCCTTTTTTCTAAAGATATGATACCATTCTTCGTTAGGTGGATTATAAAAACACACTAACCATTCTTTCGGAAAATATCCCATTTACCCCTCCTATTTATTGACGATCTATTAAATACATTCCATTGTCTATAACCATTAGATACTTGTGGCTTTGCTGGACCAACAGTTAATGATCTACCTTCACCAGCACCTAGCATTAAGTATTGTAATGCGTCATGTACATGAGAATATTTATTCTTATTAGGTTTATCATCATATCTTTCACCAGCAGTTTGTATTCTTCTATAGTGATATCCACCTAAGAATCCTTTTCTAAGTTGATTACAGCTTTTATTCATTAACAATCCTGGTTTACCATCTACCATTCTATTCAAAGATACTTCAACAGATTCTATTCTTAGTCCAACATCATTAGATGGTGCTGGAAAAGCTTGTATACCTTGCTGTCTTAGTATCTGAAAGGGAGTTGTTTCATCTGTTTGTGCTCTAAAGTCTCCAGCTGGATCGCCAAATATCTTTAAATCGTTTTGACTACAATGTTTTATTATTTCATGTTTAAGTAATTCACCAAACTTTACTGTGCCGATATCGAAACACACAAGTTCGTGCAAGAGAATCCATCTTCCATCTGGAAGTTTTTGTCCAAAGACTGCTGATGGAGTAAGTCCGAAGTCAAGTCCAATATAAACAGTAACAGGAGCAAAAGGAATATCTTCGTCAGCAAT